CTTGCTAATGATTTTTTTAAATTTTCGTTTCCTCCTGTTAAAGATTCCATATTTTTCTCCTTACATCATTCCAAAGCCACCACCAGCCATTGGAGGTTCTTTGCCTTCCTCTCCAGGAAGATTGGTTATTACACATTCAGTTGTTAATAATGTTCCAGCAACAGAAGCTGCTTTTTCTAGGGCTGTTCTAGTAACCTTGCACGGATCAATAATTCCTTGTTCAAACATATCAACCACTTTTTCAGTTCTAGCATCAAATCCTTTATTTTTTCCAGCTGATTCTACATTGTTCCAAATTACTTCAGAATTAAGTCCACAGTTTTCTAAAATTCTTTGAAATGGAGCTTTACAAGCTTTTAAAACTATGCTTGAACCAATTTTTTGATGCTCATTATCAAAATCTGTATTTGGATTATCACAAGACATTAAGGCTATTCCTCCACCAGCAACAATACCTTCATCTAAAGCGGCTCTTGTTGCGTTAAGCGCATCTTCTACCCTATCTTTCTTTTCTTTCATTTCAAGTTCAGATTGAGCTCCTATTCTTAAAATAGCTACTCCTCCTGCAAGTTTAGCTAGCCTTTCTTGATTTTGTTCTTTATCATAATTAGATGAAGAATTATCTATATCATGCTTAATTACATTTATTCTTTCTTCTATTGCTTCAACAGAACCAGCACCGTCTACAATCGTTGTTTTCTTATTATCAATTGTTATATTTGCCGCTGTGCCAAAAACCTCCGGGGAAATTTTATCAAGTCTCATTCCTCTATGATAAGATACTACTTGAGCTCCAGTTAATGCTGCAATATCTTCTAAGTATTGGTTTCTTTTATCACCAAAACCAGGAGCTTTAACTGCTGCAACCTTTAACGTTCCTCTCATTTTATTAACTATTAGTCCAGCAAGAGCTTCACCATCAATATCTTCTGCCACTATAAGTAATGGTTTGTTTTGTTGTATTGCTGCTTCTAAAACTTTTACTATATCTTTAATAGAAGTAATTTTTTTATCGTATAATAAAATCCATGGATTTTCTAATTCTACTCGCATATCTGTATTATTTGTAATAAAGTATGGAGATAAATATTTACTTTCAAATTGCATTCCTTCAACCATTTCTAGTCTAGTATCTCCTGTTTGAGATTCTTCAACCGTAACAACGCCTTCTCTTCCAACTTTACCAATTGCTTCAGATATTAATGCTCCAATTTCAAAGTCATTGTTTGAACTTATTGTTGCAACACTCTTAATATCTTCTTCTGAGCTAATTTCCTTACTATTCTTTTTTAATGATAATACAATATCTTTTACAGTTTTATCTATTCCTCTTTTTAACTCAATAGGATGAGATCCTTGCTCAATAGCTGCAAAAGATTGATTAATTATTGAAGATGCTAAAACTGTTGCTGTAGTAGTTCCATCGCCTGCCTCATCGTTTGTTTGCTGGGCTACTTCTTTTACTATTTGTGCTCCTGCATTCTCTAATGCGTCAGGTAACTCTATAGATTTTGCAACGGTAACTCCATCTTTTGTTGAATGATATTCACCATATTCTTTTTCTATTACAACATTTCTACCTCTAGGTCCTAATGTTGCCTCAACAGCTTTGGAAAGTTTGTCTACTCCTTCTTTAAGAGCCTTTCTAGCATTTGAGTCAAATGTTAAATCTTTTGCCATTTATTTTTCTCCTCTTTTAACTATTCCAAATAAGTCAACCTCATTTGCAACTAATATGTCTTCTTCTTCTAATTCTACAGTATATGCTGCTCTTTTTGGGTATGCAACTATATCACCAATTTTAACCATTGGTTCTATAAGTGTTCCAAAATTATAAGCGCCTGGTCCTACAGCTACTACTTTACCTCTACTTACTCCTTCTTGAGAAATATCTGGTAAAATAACTCCACCTGACGTCATTTCTTCTGGATCTAATTGTTTAATCGCTACTTTTCCTCTGATTGGTTCAATCATTTTATAACCTCCTTATTTGTTGTGTTCATAACTATTTTAATTTACTAATATAAATATCATTTTTAATAATTAAATTGTTAGCTTTTCTTTAATTATTTCATTGTATTCTTCTAAAATATTTTTAACGCTTTCAATTTTATTAAATTCTTTTAATTGATCTAAAACTTGTTTCTTAAAAAATATATTATAATCTATTTCAAAAATATCTTTTCTTTTTCCTATCAATTCTAAATCTTCTTCATTAAGACATATTGCTGTTTGCCTATCTCTTGGTTTCAGCTCTTCTTCGCAGTTGCTTTTTATGTAGAATAAATATGGATTATCAGTATTTTTAATTGCAGTTTCTAACCTATTATTGGCCCACACAGATGCTTTTACATGTTGTGGCATTGTTTTTTGATATTCATTAAATCTTTTAGTAAATGATTTTGATATACCTATCATTTTATAATCAACAGATTCAATCTTTTCTCTTAAAGTTAATAGGTGTTGGGTTTGTAATTGATCTCTAACCGCTAGTTCAGCTATTTTATTCATAGCTCCTTTCATAAATTCCGGAGTATCTTTACGAATGATGTTCATACCTCTAATATACTTATATCCTGTATCTCTAACTATTCCATAATATCTTTTCTTTGAGTTACCAAAGTATATTTTTTCCATATCATATTCAAATTTTAAATCCATTAACATATATTCATCTTGTAATTTAGGATTGTATTTTTTAACGTATTCTTCTTTTAAAGCCTCATTAAATATTTCTAATTGATTTTCCATTTGATCTGCTGATTTTCCAACTGATTTTACAAATATAGAATCTGTGTCTCCATATAAAGTTTTGTGACCATATTCGTTAAACTTAAGTACTGCAAATTTTAAAGCTTGTCTTGCAAAATATGTAATGGCATCAGCTACTTCTGGTTTATATAATCTAAATTGATTGAAGCCCATGGCTCCATATGCTGAGTTAAGTATAATTTTATATGCCCATTGTCTTTTTTCCATTGCAACAATATCATCACCAACATACTCTCCAGCTTTTAAAGCTCTATTAATTTCAACACGTTTTAAAAACAGTTTTTTCAAAACATATGGTAATAGTCCTAATTTATGTTCTTGAGAATAAAATAAATACCTACCGCCAAATAATGATTCATCATGGCCAGTATCTATAAAAGGTATATTGTCTGTGTTTAGTTGGTCTATTATTTCTTCTATAGTTATTCCAAGCTTTTTACAATCTTTTTCAGAGGCTATAAATGTTTCAGGGCTTAAATTAAAGGCCATCATTGCTGTTGGGTATAGCGAAGTATAATCCATTACAGTTACGTCATCGTGTGCTCCTGGTTCGGTTGGATTAAATACTATCGCTCCAGCATATTGTTGTTTTCTTCCATGTCTTCTAGTTGGAAAAATAAGTTTTTGGTGGAATTCTTTTAATATATAGTTGTCAACAATCATAGATTTATAAAATACTAAACCTAGTGAATCTAAATTAGCAATACTTTGTATTGTTGTATACAAACCAAATATGTTTATTTTATCGTTTATTTCTTTGAGTATTTCAACATCTCGTATACCGTATTTTATAAAGCCTTTATAGTTAGTATCCCAATCTTTCCATGTTACATCTGTTAATTTGTCTAATCCTTTTTGCCCGACAATTTCTTTAGTGGCAGTGGCAAGTTTATAATTTGGAAGATTATATCCCATGTCTTGCACACCTTCCATCATATCAATATGGTCTAATCCTTTTATATTTACCTTCCAATATTCACCTCTTTTTCTAATATAGACGTCTTTTATTGGAGATAAATTTTCATAAGGTAAACCTAAAACCTTGCATCTATTTACTATGTATGGTAAATCATACCCTGCAGAATACCAACCACTAATTATATCTATGTTAAGCATATTAAGAGTATTAATAAAACCTAATATTGCTGATTCCTCTTCTTTACATAGCATAAACACGTGAGTTCCATCATCAATTATTTTTGGTTCATCATAATCTTTTGTATGTTCTGGATGCCATGAGAATACAAAGTATTTTTCAACTTGTGGGACGTAACATTGTATAGAAGTAATAGGCTGCTTGGCTTTTTCAGGCATATTATCTTTAGGGTTTTCTGGATCAAACCAAGTTTCAATATCAAAATACATGATATTTCTTTTATCTGACCATTCTATTTTTTTATCTAAAACAAAATTAAACTCTGGACTCATATCAGATTCAAATATTCTGTCTGGATGATCTCTTCCCAGTTGATTTCTCATTTTTATTGATGTATATCCTACCTTATATACCTCTTCTTCATGTAAAGATTTATAAATTGTTGTGTCTGTGCAATCAAATTGTTTAATATCTAGTATATCGTCAATATGTTTTGCAGAATAGTAAAAATAATCTTTGAAGGTATCTACTTTGGTGACAAATTTACCTTCGTCATTGTATCCAAATTGATACATTTTGTATAATCCTCTGTCAAATTTTGACGTTATTCTTGATAGTTTGAATGTGCTCATAGTTTAATTTTATATAGGTTAATATAATAAATTTATTTCAAATAAAAAAATTATATGTGAAAAGTTATTAACATTTTGTGGAGAAGGTGGGACTCGAACCCACGACTTCTACAGTGCAAGTGTAGCGCTCTAGCCAACTGAGCTACATCCCCAAAAATTAGATTATATCGTAGTACTGTCCTGTTTTAATAAGCATATTGGCTTTTACCATTTCTTGCATTATTGCCCAGCTTTCTTTCCAATTACTATCTAATCTAAGTCCATGACCGCCTTCAGATATAATAACCTTTAATACTTGGTCATGTCTTACGGATGTTCCGCCTAAAGATTCCATTATTCTTTTTATTAAGTCTACTTGTGGTTGATTTAAGGTTATTTTTTTAGTTTTAGCAGTTTTTATTTTTGAAACAATTGTGGAAGATGGTTCTTCTTTAATCATTTTAACTTTACAAGTTTCTCCTACTAATACCTCTTCCATTTCTGCAATAATTGGTGGATTTAAAGATGTTGCTAGGCCTAGTTTTTCAAATAGTAGTTCAGACGTTTGTTTCTTTGGGGCAACACGCGCAACCTTTCTTTTCTTAATTAAATGCGGGTTGGCTTTTAATCTACAATAAACAGAGTACTGGCAAAGACTTACTTCAGTACCATATGATTTTAACTCATTTTGCTCATCTTCAAATATTTTTATACCGTTTGAAGTAGTATAGTTCCATAGTTCTTTATGGAACTCTATATCTAAAATTTCTTTTTGATTTTCTCTTATCCAAACTACTCTTTCGCCTAATGGTACTTCCTTTTTAGATAGGCCTGGAAACATTAGTTCTAAAGTTTCACAAGCACCTGGTCCTGGCGCTACAAATTTTGAATCATGACTAAAGTTTAATTTTGGATTAACAGAGTTTGATGTTGAGCAATGATAACCGTAATAGTCTCCAATCATGTTTTCGCCTGTTAAGTATAAAAATCCTTCATAAAGGTTTTTTGCTTCTCTCATGCCTGTCATAACTGTTTTTTTAGGATTATATCCAGAAGGTCTATGCGTCCAAGATGCTATCCATTCTGAAACATTTGACCATGTTCCTTTATCGTCATGTCTTGCATTACCTAAATACCATTCATTAACAAATCTTCTACCTGCAGTTTGTATGCTTGTGTGAAGTTCAGTTGTACCCCATATTTTTTGTTTATTTTCTTTAGCTGCAACTGCAATTTTCCTAAGCTTTTTGGTGTATTCTCCAACATCACCTGTTTCTTTAAACTGTTGTTGCTCTTTTCCTAATAAAACAAAATCAATATGGGCTTTTTTATCATCATCAATGCCAGTTAAAACATTATGAACTCCTCTTGCCCCATAAAAATGAGATATAATAGTATTACCAATAACATTTTGCCATTTTAATCCAGGAACAGTAACAATATTTTCCATAATGTAAACCATTCTATCATCTGCAGTTATTGATGGGTGAAAATACTCTACCTCTAATCCAAGAGCAGGATCTGTTGGATTATATGACTCAACTATTCCTTTCTGGAATAATGTTCTTCTATTAACCATTTTAACAAAATGTTCATAATCTTTTAATACTGCCCAATCAATAGAATTTCTTAAAGCTTGGTCTTTTATACTTCCGTTTGGTATTAAAATATTATTCATTTAAATCCTCAAGATGTCTTACATTTTCTTTTTCAGTAAAATCATGCGACACGTGAATTACTTTTCCATTCCAGCCTTTTTCTATTTCTGCTTTTTGTACCTCATCGTCTTCAAAGAAAAATTGTACATTAATATTTTCTTCATGCTTTAAAAACTTTAGTGTATTTGCTTTGTGTATTCCTGAAGTTTCTCTTCCTTTGTCGTTAAATGGTAATGGATTAAAATACACTTTATTTTTTATTCCATTTCTTAATAAAAATGCTTTTGTTTCTGGCTCTTCTTCATAACTTCGGCCAGTTATTATTACATCATTAGGTCCTGGACGTACTCCACAAATACCGTTTCCTAAGTGTATTACTCCATCAATATCAAATCCGTTTATGGTAATCATAATAGTCCTCCTTCTTCGTAAGACTTAAATATTTCATTTAGATTTTTCAAGTTTTGGTCACCATTGTCTTCGACTTCATATAAATCGTCCCATGACTTAGTCTTAGTATTAAAGTATATTATACTACCTTCGTTAGAGTTTTCTACAATACGTACAGTATACTTTGTATCGTTTAATTCTATATCTAGTTCTTTTGTTGAAGCCCAATAGACTTCACGTTCATTGGTTATTTCCATTATGATTTTGCTTTATTCATTTGCTTTGATGTAGAATCTGTTAACCTTCTATTGGCTAATTCAGTACATTCATAAACGGCGTCTGAAAACATCATTTGGTCTGGTGGAGTTTTTTGAGTAAACGCAGAAGGACCTCTTAATGCTCCTACAACTCCTAATTCTCTAGCAACTTTTAAATATCTAATTGCGTCTATTACTACTCCAGCTGAATTTGGACTATCTTGAACACTTAGCTGGGCGTCAAGTAATACCGGAGAACCACCAAAACCTTCAAGCTCTAATCTAAAGTTGGCAACCTTGTTGTCTCCATAAAAATGAATATATTCAGAAGGTCCTGCATGTAAAAATGAATCTTCTGTAGAAATATTTCTAATTTCGTTTTGAGCTCTAATAACATTTTCTTTAGAAATCTTTTTTGAAGCTAATCTAGTTTTATCTTCCATATTTAAAAAGTCTGTATTACCACCAACATTTCTTTGAATATGTGCCTTTACATGGTGACCTCTTTCAAACGCCAATTCTTGTAGCATTTGTGATAAAATACTTGCTCCAAATTGAGAACGCATATCATCTCCAATTAATGGAATACCGGCATCAATAAATCTTTGTTCCCATGCAGGATCTGATGCAATAAATACTGGAATGCAGTTTACAAAAGAAATTCCAGTTTCTAGACAAATTTCAGCCCAAAATTCTGTAGTTTTTTGAGAGCCAACAGGCAAATAATTAACAAGAACTTCTACGTCTCTTTTCTTTAGTTCTGCAATAATACTGTCTTTCCAAGTTCTTTCTAACTTGTTAGTCCAAGATACTCTATTCATATCTGTAGAGTTTCTAAGTTTTTCAGAAACTAAAAATCTATTTTCTTCAGGGTAATTATCCATCAAACCTGCATAACCATCAATAACTGGAGCCTCAAATACAGGCGCATTAGATTTAATAGTATCTACAATGCTCCAAGCACAATTTGGTTTTTGATAAAGTGCTTTGCCTAAACCTAATCCAGTTTTACGTTCGTCAATATCAAATCCTATTACGAATTCAACATCTCCAGCCAAATATCCTCCAATATCTGTTTTCATTACTCCAGTTGTTGCATCAGAATGTTCAGCATAATACTGTACACCTTCTACAAGTGATTTTGCGCAGTTTCCTACACCTATAATTCCTACTTTAATTTTACTACTTTTTGCCATTTTAATTCCTCTTTAATTGTTATTTTATATAATATAATAAATTTTTTTTAAACGGAAAAATTATTTCACTTTTATTTTCCCCAATATAAATACTAAGTTAGAATGAAAAAACTACACTTTTGTGGTATTTATTTTCACAATTATTTTCCATATCCCAACGGTAATATTCTCTGCTTAAATGTACACTTTTAGGTTTTTCCATTGCATCAAATGAAAGTTCTTCAAGATTATTTAATATGTTTGTTGGCCATGGAAGAGATTTCCATCCGTTTTCGTTACATACTAAATTTATCGTTTCATTGAATATGTTTACTGCCTCTGTTCTTTCTTGCCAAGATCCATAGAATGGAGTATCCTTATAATACCCTGTTTTTGGAAGTTTTCTGGTTTCATTTTCAATTGGCAATGCATGTACTAGCTCTATATTTTCTATGTCTAAAGTTTTGAGTTGTTCAGCCAAATACAACACCATTACTTTTATTGCCTTTTGCCAACCATCTTTTCTACAAATATGGTGCCGTATGTCTATGTTTCCAGCATAAAATGTTAAGTGGGTTAAGTCTTCTGTATTTATTCCAGATTTTTCTAGTATCTTTTCTTTAACTCCATCTCTTAGTATTGAAAATAAAGTTAAGCCGTCATTTCTACTTGTCATGTATCCTGGTTGATACATTGAAAAAGAATGGCTATCTCCAAAACATAGTTTAGTTGTTTTTTCTACTCTATCAAATTTTTCAGTTTTATCAACGGCTTTTTGTAATTCTTCTAAATCTATTATTTTTGCGTATGGAGAAGTAGAACTATTTTTAAGTCTTTTTGAAACCATATCTACTAAGTCTGGCATTTCGTGTTGAAGGCTTAATAATTTTCCAGGAAAACTTTCTAGTTGAATCATTTTTTTACAAAAGTCATCTCCTAATCCGCCAAATAAGTTAAGTGTTCCTTCATAACTTATACCCATATATAATATAATAGCGTCATAATCGTGAAGTTTTTCACCTTTATCTAAAATTGTTACGTTTGTATATCCTGCGTTTGTGCATTGGTTCATTACCTTGTGGGCCCAGGCTCCATTGTGGTTTGATATTCTTTTTGATATTGGCCCTGATAGTCCGTCAATACCTATTTTAATATCTTTGTTTTCTAGTTTATCTATTAATGTTGTCATGTTATTTTGTTCCTGATGAACCAAACTTACCTTCTCCTCTTGTAGATATTGATTCATATAAATTATTTTCTTCTACTATTTCTATACTTGGATCCCCTAATGGTAACAATACAAATTGTACAATTTTATCTCCAGGTTTAATATATACAGGAGATTCTCCAACGTTTGTTAAGTTTAAATGTACTTCTCCTTGGTATCCGCAGTCTACTACACAAGCTCCAACATGTAATTTCTTTTTTACAGCTACACCTGACTTATTAAATGCTATTAGTGCATAGCCTTCCGGTACATTTACTTTTACCCCAGAAGGTATAAGGCAAGATCTTTTTGGAAATATTTCTGTATCTCCAACATAATCATTTGGTATAAAAAAGTCTATTCCTGCGTCTGTTGAGTTTGCTCTGTTTGGAGTTTTTACGTCTCTTATTTTTGTTATTTTCATTTCTTTTTCTCCTTAATATAGTTATCTAAACCGCCTAAATAAGCTACACAGTCTAGCAAATTATCTTCTCTATAGTTATAAGAATGCCTAGATAGTTTTAATGCTACTAATGCGGCATACATATCTTCAGCTTCAAAGTCTTTACCAGTCATGCCGCTGGCTATTTTTGCAGCACGTTCCATACC